CCATAGCGAGTTTCTGCTTCTCAAGTTCACCGCCAATCTTTACGATGTCCTCAAGGAACGACTTAATGGCATACGATGCAAACAGATTACCGAATGTGTTACCAAGAAGAGTTGCTACTTGTGTAGTGGTCTTCATTTGGTCGGAAAGAGCGCGACCCTTCTTTGCTGCATTACCGATATGAGTAGAGAGGTTTTGCGCAGCACCAGAAGCGGCTTGAACACTTACTTGTGCGCCAGCCAGTGCTTGAGCGAGTGCGGCTTTCGCTTGTGCTTGCGAGATACCGATATTGATTTGAAACGTATGACCAGCGAGTGCCTTCGTGATGCTATCTATCAATCTCTGTCTGTCAGCAGTGATGTCACCAATCTTGATGACACCCTTCTTGCTGAGAGCGGAAGTGATTTGATTGGCAAGGTCTGTCTTGTCAAGTTGAATCTTGATGGAGCGACCTCCCTTTGTCATAGCGTTCTGCACCTCCTTAGACAAGTCAAGAGAACCATTTTTGATTGCCTCCTTGATAGCGTTCTGCACCTCATTACGAATGTGCGTAGTGTCTATCTTAGGCTTCATCGGGGTCTTCTCGATTGCATCCGTTATATTCTTGACGATTGCGTCAAGTGCGCCATCCTTCAACGATATGTTGCTGATGACTGCGGATGACTTTGAGAAGTCCGCATCAAAAGTGATACTCTTAGCCTTGTCCGCGATTGCTTGTATTTTTGTCGCAATATCCGTCAGCGATTTCTCGTTGATTTCTGCGGATAGAGATATAGTCTTTCCTTTCTCAAGTTCAGCGAGTTTCTGTTGAATGTCTCGCGCCTTTTGCTGGAACGACCTATCATCTATATCTACAACAATGTTAGACATATAGTTTTATTTTATTTGTTAATGTTGCTACCGAAGTCAAACTGCGACAAATCCAACTTGCCTCTACCATTAGCGCGTAGTTCCTCAAGATGTTGTTGTGCGGTCATTGCGGCATATTCGCTTACGTTCGGTGTAGTGCTTCCTCCAGTCTTGTTCTTTCCGCTCTTCTTTTTCTTTGAAGATGGATAATCTACTACTGGCTGGTCAGCAAGCAATAGGTCAACTTGTGCGCGTGTAAGTCCGCATCTGTAACCCCAGCACTTGACCTCTAAGAGACCGAAGAAGAAGTATCTTGGCTCGATGAGATAGGGGAACTTGCAGCCTCCTTGTTGACTTGCCCCACTTGACCACGCTGCACCGAAGAAAGTACGACTCGGAAATGCTCTGCTTCCTCCCTCGTCATCTGCATCTTTGTGTTTCTCGCATCTGTCAGCGATATGGTATTGATGCAGTAACTCGCCCACATCGCTGAAACTTTTTTTGTGAACTCTGCGAATAGCGGCTGGAGTTCCTCGTCACCATATTGGCGAACATAGAAGTACCAACGCCAAAGAAACCAGTAGAACAATCGGAGTCGAAAGTAGCCGTTTAGAGTCATAGCAGCAGCCGCCTTGCATCTTGTCGCTCTGTCTGTTTCTGCATTATCGCCAGTCTTCAAGAGGATTCCGCTTATCCAGTCGATAGTGTCGTTATAGAGAGAGCCTACATAGAACTTTTTCTTGCGGACAACCACTACAGATTTCTCATTGTCAGTAACGGATTTTAGGAGTCGTTCTCCTTCCGCTGATGGCTGAGAAGAAATGATAGTTTTTGCCATAGAGTTGTTTGTTGTTGTGAAAAGAATAGGGAGCAGCGGCACTTGCCACCGCTCCCCGCAGTTTGAATACGGCTTAGTTCGTTGCTACGCGAAATTAAGCAGTCTTGATACCGATATAGGTGTCAGCACCGCTCGCATCGGTATTCGGAATGACTGAGCAGTTCCAGCCAAGGACACCGCCATCGCTGAGGGCGAGAGTGCCTACGAGGGTAGCCTTGGGGTGATGGATGCAGCCGTTGCCATCCTTGGTCACGAAGTCAATGTCCTTGGTCAACTTGGCGATAGTGCCAACTGAGTAGCCGTTGAGTGTGATGGAGTGTGCGGTCTTGGTAACTGCTGCACTGCCTTCGCCAGTAACTGCCTTGCAGAACATAGCGTTGGTGGTAGCGTCCGATGCACCGATGAAGAAGGTGATAGAGGGGTCTCCCTTGCTGATGCTGGTTGCCCAGTTCTGTCCAGTGGTCAACTTGACGTGGCTGATGTCAGCATCGCCAGTGTTGTACGAGATAGTGCCATCAATCACTGGGGTTGCAGAGTTCTCGATGTAAACGTCACCAAGGTCTGCGATAACCTTACCTACGTTAGAGATAGTTTCCATAATGGTTATATTTGTTTATGGGTTACTGAATTGATTGAGTTTCTTCGCTCTTGAAGCGGTCAAAGGTGAGTACCATAAGAGGTATGTGAGTAGTCGAGTACGCAAATCCAAGTCCATCGCCAACGCAGTTATGAATCTGTATGGGAGAACCAAACTTGAAGCGTTGTTCTAATGTGGTCGGGAACTTTGCCATCATAGCGTTAGTAAGTTCAGCGACCTTATCAAGTGGAAGGATTCCGTTAGCACGTTCACGGACGAAGCAGTTGACTCGGATGGTTGTCTCTTGGTACGCTCCCTTATCACTCCAGCGAACTGGAGAGGTTACAAGGACAAATGAAGGAAGTTGCTCCTCCGTTGTACTCGGACGCTTACCGAAGTGCAACTGAGTATCTGCGTCATCAACGAGGTCTTCAAATAGTCCTCGCAGTGATAGCATCGCCTCAGCGGAATAATCTTTGTTTGCTTCCATTACTTGATTTGACTTGAATGATGTAATGCGTATGAGAATGCCTCAGCCGTACCAGTCTGTCTTCTAACCTCGATATATTTCGAGTATTCAGTACCAGTAGTGAAAACCAAGGCAAACTTTGGTGGAGTACCCCCGAAGTTCCAGTTTTGAAGTATAGTTCGAGCAGTTTCTTCACCGCTCTGCGTATTCACTGGAGCAATACCATAAACTCGCCTAACCCTATCTCCGTCCTCGTACACGGATGGTTGATTTCCGCTTCCATCGGGATTGTATATTGCAAGTTTTCCTTGAGGTATCTTTGGAGAAACTGGGTCTTCCATAGCCTCACCGATACTTACAATCTGCAAGAGATTTCCGTCTTGGTATATACCTACAGAATATGATGTTTGAGTATTGCCAGTAAAACCCGAATAGGTCTTTGACGATAGGGCAATATCTACAATATCTCTTGCGAGGTTTGCGAGTTGTATTCGCAAATTAGCGAACAACACTTTGGTTTCCTTCTTAACCTCAATAGCAGCCTCAGCGAACAGAAAGTCAATAACATTATTACTATTGACCTCTGTAGGTTTAATATGAGTCCTTGTAGCGTTCTCAGCAGCCTTCTCGAACTCAAGGAATTTCTTGCTAACATTGAGCGGCAGTTGCCAGTTAAGAGTTCCTTCCATCGTTAGTTAGTCGGGATATTCACGTTGATTGTGGTGATTTCTTGACCTTCATCGCCAGTGGTAAGTGCCTTAGTAATCGTGATTCCTTTCCAAGAGCCATTGTGTCGGGTGATAATGTCTATCTTGTCACCCTCACGACATTCTACGCAAGCAGCGACATACACCGCCTCGTCCTTTTTTATGACTCCAGCAACGGAGAATGTACGAGTGTTTCCACTCACTTGAGCATCGCATACGCCTTCATAGAGAGTCTCTGTAGTACCATCGCTGAATGCAGTAGCACCAGTAACACGGTATATCTTACAAGTGTCTCCAGTGGCTTCGCAATGCTTCTTGAACATTTTGAACTGACTATTACGCATAGTTGTATGTGTTATATAGCCATTCCGCGATTATTGACCCTTACGCCTCCAGTAGAAGGATAAGTCCAAGGCTCATCCCACTTGCGGTAAAGTCTCCGCGCGAACTTACGGAGGGCGAGGTAGTTTGCAGCCGTGAGCGTAGAACCACTCTGTTTCTGCTTCCAGTTGCCTACTTGTTCCTCGCTACCTCCAGTAGTTGCGGGCATCAAGCAGACTGCCATCATAACATCTGCTTTAGCAAGGTCTCTCTGCTTCTCTTCAACGGTAGAGAGTTCGGCAGAAGGCTCGATACCACGCTCTGCGAGTATCGCCTCAGCCATTCCGTCATTGACAAGCGGATTGACTGCGAGTAGATAGTCTTTGATATTCATTTTGCTTGATGATTATTTAGAAAAGATACTCACCATTGACCGCTCACGCGGGCGTAGTGTTTACGCCCAAACGTGAGAGTTGAAGATGTTGAGGATGCAGATATGCTTGGGGTTGGTAGGAACTGGTACTACCCATTGCTCGGCAGTAACCTTGTTCGTTACCTCCTCCTCATACCACTTGTTCATAACGGCAATAGAGCCGTTCTCGCCAACAAACGAGTAGATACCCTCCTTGTTAGCACCGAAGCGAACTGCCTCCTCAAGAACAGAGCAAGCGTTCTTGTACTCGAACAGACCCGATGGGTCGGCAGCGAGAACGAGTGCGGTGTGGTCGAACGAAGCGGTGTCAATCTGCGAAACGCCATCAATCTCGATTGCGCTCTTCTCGTCAACAATCTTGATAGGCAGAACGCCAAGGTCGTGGAGTTGAGCAGTAATCTGCGACTCGGTGAGGGTGAGAGCAGAGTTGACAACTGAGTTGATGGAGTTGCGGCACTTGCTCTGTACTGAAGGATGGTTGATGAACTTGCGCCAAAGTTTCTTGGTCATTTCCCAGTGGGTGACTGGAATCTTGGCTTCCTCGGCATAGTCTTGGATGTCAAGCATATCTTGAACTGGGTCTGCGTTGGAGTTGGCGGTAGCGAAGGTGTCGCTGGTGAACCAATCCTTGCCGCTCTCAGTCTTGAACTTGTTGGCAGCGGGTACGTTGATGTCGATGTCGAACTGAACACCATCAATGTCAGCGTTCTTGATGACACCAGTAGAGAGACCCTCGAAGACCCAAGAGGTCAACTTGTTCTGCATACCGATAATCAACTGATTGCTCTGCTTGATGGTAGCGTCCAGCATCAACTGGTACATAGCAGACTCGCGGTTGGTAGCGGTGGCTGCAACCTCTTGCAGATGCAAGAAATCGTCCTCACCAATCTTGACTCCGTGACCAATCTTAGGAATAGAGCCAGTGTAGCGCGAGTAGCCAGCGGTAGAGCGCATAGGCTTGGCAGCACCAACACCAAGAGCCGAAGCCTTGACGATAATCTCGTCATCCTTGACGATGTTGCCCCAAACACGGGTCAGTTGCTTCTGTCCGAAGCGACCATATTGCTGATAACCCTTGCCGTTGTACTGAGAGAATGAATAATCGAGGATGAGTTTGTAGTCCTCATCGCGGAGGTATCTGCGAGTATCGAACGCAGAATACTGAGTATTTGCACGATTTGCCATTGTTGCTTAATCTTAATAGTTAATAATATGTCCGCGCGTATAGGTTACTTGCGAACTGACCAAAAGAATGAACAACCAGCCTCGCGGAGAGCGGTCTTGACTGCATCGCAGATAGGAGAGATTCTGCGAACGAGTACTGGAGCATCGCTCTTGAAGACACCAGTGCCGTTGACACTGACTGCCTTGGGGTCTTTGACAACATCGCGGTCGAGGAGGCAGTTCGGAACTACCTTCATAGTTGCATCGGCAGCAGCCTCAGTGCCAGCAGCCTCTACGAGAATAGCACCAGCGGCAGCGGTGATGGCTGCACCAAGGGTAACTACGTCATAGTCAGCGTTTGACTTGTCAACGGCTGAAACGAGGTACGACTGACCAGTAGTTGCAGCAGTTGCTGGAGCGACCATAAGCAACATACCGACCTTAACGCGAGAACCCTCAGCACCCTTCTTCAACTTGACAGAGGTATTGCTTGAAACGGCATCGACAACGCTGAAAGCGTAGTGAACGTCAATCTTGCGGGTAGCCTCGTTGAAGTAGATAGGAGTGGCAGCGGGCAGCGCATTTGGATAATCGGGGAGGTCAGCGAGAGTGAAGGTAGCACCACCTACGAGTGGATAAACCTTACCTTCAAACACTTGCTTTGCGCCACCGATTTTATCGCTGAAAGCGATTTGATTCTGTGCTGAATTGATAGCCATAGTAGTTTTGAATTAGTTTGGTTGGTTTGAACTTAGAGGGCGAAACGATGGAAGTTCGTCTTCCAAGTTCCGTATATCAACCTCTAACGGCTCAGTGTTACTTGTACGAAGCGGCAGCAGCGGCACGAGCCTCGGCAAGTTTCTTGTTCGACTCAGCCAGCGACTTGAGGTATTCAGCAACACCCGAAGAATTGTTGCCGCCTTCACCGCCAAGAGGCTTTGCGGAATCGCCAAAGATAGACTTGTTAATACGCTCATAGGTCGTTGTGACCATCTTGACCACATCTTCAACCTTCGAGTCCACTTTCACCTCGGTCTGTTGGATAGCCATAGCGAGAATGCCATTGTTCACGTCATCCATCTTGGAGAGTTGCTCTGTGACGGAATCCTTGATGACTTGAATCTTGGCAGCGTCCTCGCGAGCGGTCATCTGTTGCTGCATCTGTAGCATAGTTTGCTGCATCTGCGCGATTGCTGGGTCTTGCTGAGGCTGATTAGCCTTGAGAGCGTCAGCAATGAGTGTGGCAACGTCTTCCTTGGTTAAACCGCCAGTAGGAGGAGTTGGAGGTGCTGGAGGAGTAGGAGGTGTAGGTGTATTCGGATGGTTCTTCAACCACTCGGTTTCCCAAGCCTTGCGAGCCTCTGCGGTATCGTGGTTATGCTGACCTTGATAGATACCACCGAAAACTTTCAATGAGTTCACGATGTTTGCAAAATATGCGTCATCGGGTTCAGTACCAGCAGCGGGGAGGTTCGCGTTTACAAAGTCACTGATGCTACGAGCAGAAAGGGGTGTTTCTCCTAACTGGGTCGTAATTGTGGAAATGATTTGTGCAGTTTCCATTATCGTTAAAGAGTTTTTCTTTTGTTCCGCATCGGCTTAATTAGGGGTCTCCAAAGAAAGCCGATTTGGATGGGTTGTTAATATCGAGGCGGGAAACGGAATCGAACCGCTGACCTTGAGGTTATGAGCCACACGCGCTACCAACTGCGCCATCCCGCTATGCACGATGGTATGTCCCGCCATCGTTTCGGTGTATGTTGACAAAATTGCCACGATAAGCGTCACCACAAACGAGCAAACTTTTGCACGTAACACCACACTTTCGTCAATTTTGACGCTGCAAAAATACAACATCAAATAATAATTTACAAGAAAGTTCGCTCAAAAATAGTGTTTTTTAGTGTATTTTCTTCAAAAAACGAGCAAATAATGCTATTTTTGCACCCAAAAATAAACCACAAACGAGAAATATGAGTAATGTACTACGAAACTTACGCGATATTAGCGGAGTGAAGTTAAAGCAAAAAACGCCAGCACTTTTGATGGCGCAGTTGATGGCTCTCGGCTATTCGTTCGATGAGGTGTACCCCTATATCTACGACAAACCGAAGGCTGGATATACTGACGCTGAGAAGGTGTATATAGCAGAGAAGGAGTTCCGTGAATTTCCCTGGGTAAACAGAACCATTGCAGCGTTGAGAGAGAAGATGAATGTAATCTCAGCGGAAGATGCAAATGGCAAGACAAAGAAGAAGGAAGGTGTTTCTCAAGCGAACAATGTCGCACTTGACTACACAAAGAAAGAGGACATCATCGCTGCATTGTCCGAAGAGGCGAAGAACCTCCACGGAAAGGAGCGAGTTGACGCTCTCATAAAGTTGGCAGACTTGCAGCGTATGAAGCAAGAGGAAGTAAAGGAAGAGAAAAGACAGACGATGTTTTTTCTGCCTATGTCTAACTGCGGAAACTGCCCTTGCTATAGAGTTGCGAAAGAACTCCATCCCGACTTGGAGTTAGTAGATAACAGACCAGCAGAAATCAAATAATGGGAGTTGTATTGAAAGAGTCATCGCTGGAGGGTATAGTGTCTGCCAGCGAAATATACAGAGCGAGAAATGAACTTGCCAAAACGAAAGACCCATACACAATAGTTTCTCAAGCGGGAGGACAGACTAACACTCTCGCTTGCCAAGCAGACATAGTGATTACTGGAGGCTCTCGTGGTGGAGGTAAGTCTATGTCTTTGCTTCTTTCTGCTATGCCTTACATTTACGAAGACGGATTTCGCGGAATACTACTACGACACGAGAGGGATGACTTATCGGACATAATAGATACATCAAAAGACGTTTACAGAGAGTTCGGAGATTTTATCATATCGGATTCTCGATGGAAGTATAACGCTGGAGGCTATCTTCAATTCTCGTATCACGGAGGTGCTTTTGAAGACTTTAGGACGAGATTCCAAGGAAGGCAGTACACCTTGATACTCGTTGACGAGATTACCCAAATGACGTTTGATAAGTTCAAATACCTTGTAACTTGTAATCGTAACGCCTATCATTTAAGGAATCGCTTTGTTGCGTCTTGTAACCCCGACCCAAACTCTTTTGTTGCGAAATTCATAGACTGGTGGATTGGCGAAGATGGTTTTCCCGACCCGAATAGAGTGAACAAGATACGCTATTGTTTCTTTGATGGTGACGATGTTGAGCAGATAGTTTGGGGAAGTTCGAGAGAAGAAGTTTATCTCCAGTGCAAGAGTTCTATTGATAAAATATGGAATGCCGACTACGAGCGATACGGAAA